GATTAAGGAGTCTTTCGGTATAAGCTCTCTCAAGGCCCAACACAAGCTATTAAGCCTCGCTCAGAACGCCAAGTCAGAGTACGTTCAGATGGAATCAGCGAAGGATATACTTGACAGAGCAGGGTTCAAAGCACCAGATAAACATCAACATCAGATAGTTGGTGATTTTAGGGTAAATATTGATTTAAGTTAGACCTGCTCTGACTACAGGGGGGTTTAAAAATCTAGCTGACCATTACATAAGAGGTACTATCCACGCATTATTTTCCGTCAAAACTCGTTGTTGAAAAAATTTTTTTTTTCGTTATAGTCTAAGTTATGAAAGAGTTTATTGCCAAGCAAATGAGAGATCCGTTCTTTAAGTACTTTAAACGAGTACCTTTGCCTACAGGTGGTGTAATCTTTGAACGCAGGTTAGAAACACCGCCAACATTACTTGGACCTGTTAGAGATCCAGGTGTTACCAGAGAGGCGGCTGATATATACCGACAAAAGACGGGTAAAGCGTATGAAGGCACTTTATTGCCAATCAAACAAGATCCGACTTACAAGACATCATCGTTCGGTAAGGCAGATGTCGTCAAAGCACAAGCAGAAGCTAGAAACTTTAGGCGCACCGCATCACAAAAGACATTGTTTGGTGGCAACATTAGAGATTTGTATCCATCACTTAAACGTAGTTTGACCAAAAGAAGAATGGCAAAACAACAATTAGAGAAACAAGGACAGACATTAGGTGCATGAGTACTGCAACGAAAAGAGATCCAGCCAAATGGGCAAGAGCAAAGGCTAGAGCCAAAGCTAAGATGGGTGGTAAACACTCAGCTAGAGCCATGCAGTTAGCCGTTAAGTATTACAAAGATGCAGGTGGTACATATTCAGGTGCAAAAAAATCTGATAACAAATTAGCAAAGTGGACTAAGCAGGACTGGGGTACAAAGTCAGGCAAGAAGTCAGGAGAGACAGGCGAACGCTATCTACCAAAGGCAGCAAGAAATGCATTGTCGGCTAGAGAGTATGCCAAGACGACCGCTAAGAAAAGAGCAGATACCGCTAAAGGAAAACAGTTTAGTAGTCAACCAAAAGATATTGCAAAGAAAACAGCCAAGTATAGGAGAACCTAATGAAAGGCGTACCGCATTACACTAAGTCAGGCACTTTGTTTAAAGGTGAAACTCACAAGATGAAAGATGGTTCTTTACATTCTGGTAAGACTCATACAAAATCAAGTAAGCCTTTGATGCACTTTAAGGATTTACCTAAAGGAATGCAGAAAAAATTATTAGCTAAAATGAAGGAGAAGAAAAAATGATGAAGAAAAAAGGTATGACAAAGAAACCAATGCCAAAACCAAAGAAGATTAAATACTAATGGCAACACCAGCGTGGACAAGAAAAGCTGGTAAAGATCCAAAGGGTGGATTAAATGCTAAAGGCAGAGCCAGTTACAATAGAGAAACAGGCGGTAATTTAAAACCTCCTGCGCCTAATCCAAAGACTAAGAAAGATGCAGCGAGGCGTAAATCTTTTTGTGCTAGAATGAAAGGCATGAAGAAAAGATTAACCAGTGCTAAAACTGCAAGAGATCCAAATTCAAGAATTAATAAATCATTACGTGCCTGGAACTGTTAGGAGAATAGTTATGCCAAAAGTTAATCCATTGGGTGTCAAACCATTACCAAAAAAAATTTTAACGAAGTTTGAGAAAGCAGAGTTAAGAGCCAAGACAATGTTAGAGAACGAAAAGAAAGCCCAAGAAGCAGACTTAAAGAAAAGGTACGAGCAATGCCTGGAGTCTAAATTACTCAAAGGACATAGCCAAGAACTAGCAGAGAAGATGGCCAAAGAACTTATCTACAATCAACAGGTGGTGTAATGGCAGTAACTACAACCAAACCAGAAACAGTTGTTATTAAAGGTAAAAAATATAAATTAGCAGAACTAAGTAACAATCCTGGTAATATTGAAGAAACACAAGGTTACGCAGGTACAGTTGGATCTTATGCTAATGACAGAGATATAAAACATCTTACTGCAAGTCAGTTAGAAGCAATTATTAGAGATCCAAAAAAAAATATACCTAGAAAATTTATAAATGCTAGAGGTGAAGAAGATTATAAGATGAACGCTTTTGCTATATTTGATCATCCTGTTACAGGATTACGAGCAATGGCTGTAGACATAAATTCAAAAATTAGACAAGGTTTATCTTTAGAAGGCTTAGTTATGAAATACGCACCAGCAAGTGATAATCCAAATCAAAAACAATATATTGATGCAGTATTAAATGAAGTATCTAAAGCAACAGGAAAGTCAATAGATGTGCTTAGAAATAAAAAATACAAAGATGATCCAACAAATTTTGTAGTAACCAAAGCAATAATGAAAGCAAAATTAAAATTTGAGAATGGTGGTATTGCTTTTAATGTAGATGGTAAATATGTTCCTGCAGACGAATATTATATGCCACATATTGATGCAGCATATGCACTTAGTAAAAATACAACATATGGAAAACATAAAAGATTTAAAGGACCAGGTGGTCTTGAAGAAGGTCTACATGCAACAGAAGGTCTAAATTCAACAGGAGATTTAGGAAGAACTCATATAGATTATAAATATAAAATAAAAGATAATATTAATAATAATTTTGACAAAGCTAATATTAAAGATATGACAAGTGCTGATTTTGCCACAACAAGTATTGCGAACAATCATGAACAACCGATAACTAAAGAAATGATATTTAATTCATTAGCATCTAATGAATATTATACAAGTCTGTTTACAGAAGAGGTAGATTTAGTATGAATGAAGTAGTCAATCCAAATGTATATAGCAAAGCACAGTGGAATAAAGTTAGAACTGTTGTTAAAACACAGCATATGAAACATTATCCAAAAGACTTTGTAACTGATATGGAAGCAGATAAAATACTTGCAGCTATGTCGCCAGAAGCAGTAGAAAAACTTTACGAACTAGCAGTCAAGTATGGCATCACTAGATTATAAAGCTCCTGGACCAGTAGTTAAAACATTTATGAAAGATGATTCTTTCTTTCGTGGTCTACGTGGACCAGTCGGAAGTGGTAAGTCAGTATCATGTTGCATAGAAATTTTACGTAGAGCATTAGCACAAGAACCTAATGCAGAAGGTATCCGTAAGTCTAGATGGGCAGTTATTCGTAATACTAATCCACAACTTAAAACAACTACTATGAAAACATGGTTAGATTGGTTTCCAGAAGAAGAATGGGGTAAGTTTACCTATAGTGTGCCGTTTACTCATATGATTAAAAAAGGTGATATAGAACTAGAAGTTATCTTTCTAGCACTAGATAGGCCAGAAGATGTCAAGAAATTATTATCATTAGAACTTACAGGAGTATGGATTAATGAAGCAAGAGAAATACCCAAGTCTATTGTGGATGCCTGTACTATGCGTGTTGGTCGTTATCCTAGTATGCGTGATGGTGGCCCAAGTTGGTATGGCGTTATTGCTGATACTAACGCACCAGATACAGAACATTGGTGGCCTATACTTGCAGGGGAAACAGTATTGCCAGACTACCTTACTAAACAAGAAACCAAGATGTTAGTAAAACCTGATAACTGGTCATTCTTTAATCAACCACCTGCAATGACAGAAGTTATGGGTAAAGATAATGTAGTTGAAGAATATGAACGTAATGAAGATGCAGAGAACTTAAATAATTTAACCAATAACTATTATTCAAACATTATCAGAGGTAAAACTAAATCTTGGATCGATGTGTATGTACTTAACAAATTAGGTTTAATTGAAGATGGTAAGCCAGTATATGACTCGTTTAGAACTGATGTACATGTTGCTAAGAGTGATTGTTTGGTTGCAGATCAACTGCCAATATTTATGGGGATTGATTTTGGTTTGACTCCAGCTTGTGTGTTTGCTCAACGCATAAGAGGAAGATGGGTAATACTGGATGAGCTGGTAGCGGAGGATATGGGTATTGTAAGATACTCAGACTTATTAAAACAGCAAATGGCACTCTATCTTCCACGAACTTTTCATATCTTCGGTGATCCTGCAGGAGATCATAGAGTGCAAACAGATGAAGCAACACCATTCCAGATACTTAGATCAAAAGGAATTAATGCTAGACCTGCGCCATCAAATGATGTATTAATACGATTAGAAGCAGTTAATGCAACTTTAACAAGAATGACAGATGGAGAATCAGGCTTGTTAATTGATCCAAAATGTATTAACTTAATAAAAGGATTTAGTGGTGGTTATCATTACAAGCGTATTCAAACAAGTGGTGAACGCTATGATGAGAAGCCAAACAAAAATAGATTTTCGCATGTACACGATGCTTTACAGTATTTGTTGTTAGGTGCAGGAGAAGGTAGAAGTTTAGTGGTTGGAGGAAAAACAACTAGACCTTTTGTAGCCAAAAGAGATTTTGATGTATATACTGCAAAACCTAAAGGCGATATTTTTAGTAGGAGAAATAGATAATGTGTATTCCTAGTCCATCTGTACCACAAGGCCCAACTCAAGCCGAGCGTGAAGCTATAGAGGCAGAAAAAAGAAAGCAAAAACAATTACTTGAAGAAGAAAGAAGAAACGCTGCTGCATTAAAAGCTGAACAGTTAGAGATAGCTCAAGCTACTATTAGAGGACAAAGAAATAGAAGAAGTCTACTTGCTGGTGTAAGAAAAGGTGGTAGTGGATTTGATGTTGCAGAAACTTTAAAATCTAAACAAACATTAGGTGCGTAATGATAGAAAAACAAGCAGATGTAAATGTTGCACAAATACAAAGTCCAGTAAAAAAAATATTAGCTAAGTATCAACATGCTAAGTCATTAAAAGATCAATGGTTATCAGTGTTTGAAGAATGTTATGAATATGCTTTACCACAAAGAGAATCATT